TGGGTCTAATTTCTTTACATATCATAGTATTTCTTTTTTTGTCTGGATCTTTATTTCTAAAATCAAATTCCAGTTCTCCTCCTTTATAATCTTTTTCATCAGATAAAGAAAGGGTAACGGATAATTTTCTTATTTTGCCATGACTCGGGGTATTAGGCTTATTATAAGACCCCTCCCAACTGTCGCAATGCCAATCATAGTACTGGCCTTTATTATATTTAGTAAATTGACAAGCCTCAGAATGGTCCCATTGAAAATTCCAGCCTGCATTAGCACTGGCTTGACGAATATAAGGATGAAGTTCTTTATAAATCCAGTTTTCAGATATCCAGACTATATTTGAATCCCTTTTCTTTTTTAAATCTTTAACCTGACGTTGGTTTAATTTTTGATTCCCAAAGCCACCGGTAACAGCCATTTCTTCTCGAGTCTGTAATCCATATTTTATAATGTCATCACAGATATGATCCGGGACAGCCTTTTGAAAATACCAGAAATAATTTAATAAATTCATCTTTCTCTTTCTTTATAACATATAGATCATCTTAGTCAATTTGATCTATATCAATTCTTATAAAGTAAATGTGCCTGTAACTGTAAACGTAGCCATCGTACAACTTCCGGACGTGGTTGTAGTATTACAACCAGGAGCTACCGCATAACTTGGACTTTTAGAAGCCGTTGGAAACCTTAAAATTACCACTCCGGTTCCACCTATGCCTCCAGTATGGTGACCGGCAACAGGGTCAAAACCTCCAGCTCCTCCGCCACCACCTTTACCATCAAGTCCTGGACTTCCTGGGGCTGCTGGAACGGGATGGCCTGTTGGGCCGGCATTACCTCCACCACCTGTGCCTCCACATCCTGGGCCACATCCAGCATACGTCGCACCGCCACCACCTCCACCCCAAATTGTAGCGGGTGATACTGGGAAAGCGGGAGCAATAGCATTGGGTTCACCATCGCCTCCTGGACCAGCTTGTCCTGGAGTGGTACCATCAACACCAACTTCACTTGCGCCACCGCCACCACCACCTGCATACTTCGAATTGGGTCCTGCGTCACCACCAGCATAACCTTGAACAGGTGTTAAAGGAGGAGTATTTCCAGCTCCACCTGGACCAAGTGCTCCAGCTCCACCACCGCCTGATCCTCCGGTTTGTCCGGCTGTGCTTCCTTCTCCACCGCCGCCACCACCGCCAGTACCTGTAACCGTGCAGCTTCCTATAACTGCAACTGAATTGGTTCCACAGCCTCCTTTGTTTAGGGGCGCGGGTCCACCTGTTGCACCAGCAGTTCCTCCCGCCCCTATGGTAATAGGATAAGGAGTCGCTTGACATAAAGTAATAGCACCTCGAGGAGCACCATAAGAAGTTATATAACCTCCGGCTCCGCCACCACCACCGTAGCCAGCTCCACCACCACCGCCTCCAGCAAGGACGAGATAATCTACTTCAAAATAAGTATAAGGCCATGATCCACATGACTGTCTTGAAAATTGTTGTTGCATCGGCCACATGCCTGATGCGTAATTTAATTCTTTTATAACGACGATTCCTGAGCCACCACTACCGCCTCCGCCACCACCGCCGCCTGTATTAGCTGTGCCTGAAGCTCGTCCTGCACCACCACCGCCTGGTCCTCCTGTGCCACCAGCAGCACACCCATCACCAGAACCTGCGCCACCACCAGCATAAAGTCCAGAACTTGGAGCCCCTGGAAAACTTGGACTAATATCTGATCCGACACCACCTGGACCACCAACTCCCGAAGTTCCGGGTGCATTTGTTCCAGCACCACCAGCACCTCCACCGCCGCCCGAACCATCTAAAGGAGGAGAACTATTTTCTCCATCGCCTCCTGCATTTCCTTGGCAAGCTGTTCCGCATGCACCAACCATTGGGGGTTGACCTCCAGCTCCGCCTCCACCAGAACCACCGGCTCTTCCTGCACTACTTCCATCTGCACCGCCTCCGCCACCACCAGTGGTAGAACGAGTTATAAAAGGATTAGTAAAAGAAGTTGCACCTCCGTCGGTTCCGGGTGTAGTTGGAGTACCTGAACCACAAGCATTCCCTACGCCACCACCTCCGATNGTAACCGGAATTGCACNTCCTCCAGTAACAGTTTGACATGAAAAAATTGTAAGACCGCCAGCGCCACCTCCGCCACCTCTTCCAGATCCAGCAGATGGACCTGGGGCTCGAATTTGACCGCCGCCACCGCCGCCAGAAATAACCCCAACGTCTATTTTACCAACTGCTGAAGGAACACAATAATTTCCCGTAGCTGTTACGGCTGTAACATTACATTTTCCGAAAGAAGTCGGGTTGACTTTTCCAATGATACCACCTTGTGAACGACCTGCTCGGGCCATATGAGTCTCCTTATGCGGACACCCAAGTTAAACCTGATGCGTCCCAATTAAATGAATTTTGTGGTTCTTCTGAATCTTGTGCCGTCCATTTTTGACCGGCTTCATCCCAAGAAATATGATATCTTTTTTCTGGATCTCCGTAAGTTGTAATTGTAGGAGCAGCTACTGGTGCTTCCCAATCATCATCTCCGTTTAATGACCATGAAGCGTAAGGTTGTGAACCTAAAAATTTGTTTTTAGCAGCGTCATAAATAGTTCCTATGCCTGCATATCTTTTTCTGAAATTATTATTATAAGAAGTCTGTTTCCAATTGCCCCCACCAAAAAATGTTGAACACCAGTTTTCTCCACTGACGTGCTCATCACTTTCAACGTGCTCGTTACCCACGACAATAACTCTTTTTACTATTAAATGTGTATCAGTTGTGAAACCCGTTGGGTCTGTCTTTTCTATTAATTCTGCAAAATGTGCCATATTTATATCTCCTTAATAACTTATATAAAATTTTTTAACTCTTGTAAATATCTATCCTTGCCAGGTTCCCGCGAGAGAATAGGCATATTGTTCTTCCATTGACCATACTCCAGGAGCTGTTACACCGGAAAGTGCAGGTTCTTTAATAATGATAACTCCAGATCCACCGGTTCCTCCTGCGGTCGGACTCGGGTGAGTCTGTGCAGCAGCTCCTCCGCCGCCACCCCCTAAATTTGCAGTTCCGTTTTGCCCTGAAATATTACCTCCACCTGGAACTGGACTTCCGCCTCCTGCTCCACCACCGCCGGGACCTCCTGATCCTCCGGTATCACTAGGGTGTCCTAGTCCACCGCCACCACCTGCGTAAACTACTGGTGAACCTGTTATACAATTTGTTCCTCCTGCTCCACCTGGGCCTGCTGTTGTACAAACTGGTGAAGTTGAAGCACCAGCAACTCCCACTGCTGAAGCACCTCCACCGCCGGATCCTGCATTGGTTCCGGTACTTGACCCTCCAGCATAACCTTGAACAGGACCGGGTCCTGCTCCTGAGCAATTAGCCGGGGGAGTATTTCCTGCACCTCCGCAAGCAGGTCCTAAGGCACTTCCACCTCCTGATCCTCCGGTACTTCCACATATCGATCCAGGATTGTTTGTTCCTCCTGCAGCACCGCCTCCTTCTGCTGTTATAGCAATAGGGGTTCCACAAAATGCAATTGTATTCGTTCCATCGGCACCTTTTCCATTCGTCGTGTAGGGAGTATCAACTCCTCCTGCGCCACCGCCACCGACCGTCATGGTATAAGCCGTAGCTTTACATACCGAAATTTGTCCACGACAACTGCAACCAAAGGAAGTAATATATCCTCCAGCTCCAGCGCCTCCGCCTCCAGAATCGGAGGTTCCTCCGCCGCCACCACCAGCGACTACTAAATAGTCGACTGCCGTTGTTTGAGGTTGAGTTGTGAAAGGTCCTGTAGCTGTTTTACTAGTAACAACTGCGCACTGAGAAAAAGGAGAAGGTGTATTAGTAGGTCCGATAATTCCGCCATTAGCCATTGAATTATATTACCTCCTATGCGTCAGTTAGCAATTCAAATGTGATTGTAAGATCTAGGTCTCCAGAAGCGCTAGCATTAGCTTGTAGATTATCTCCTTCTCTTAAATAGATTGGAGTATCAGAAACAACCAGAGATGCATCAGCAGGTACTGAAATTGTTTTTGCTAAATAAGTTGTCGCATCTGCGCCAGTAACTGTAGTATTTGTGAAACTTTGTGAAGCGGTTACAATTGCTACATCAACGTCTGCTGCTGCACTACCGTCAACATTTGCCACCACAATTCTATTAATTTTTAAAAGATAACCAGTATCAGGATCTATTAAATTAACGAGTCCACCTGTAGGTAGATTCCATCCTAATGTTCCGGCCGTGATTCCTGTAACACTTACTATATTTGGGTTTGCCATATTTTAATTCCTTTATTGTTATTATCCGAAAATCATTGCCATTGCAATAGCTTT